AATAACGTGCCCACTGTCTCGTAAATAATAATGAAACGGCTGTAATTCTGTTGGAAGATCTGGATACGGTTTGTTTTCTACAATCATATTCTTTATATCAGACAAGCTTTTCCGATACTTCATAGAAACTCCTCCATCAATTTACATTTCTATTTTGTCATTTCATCTATATTAATTCCGTAAATACTTTTAGCAGCTAAATGGTTTAATGAATCATATAATTCAATTTGGTTATCACACCAAATTGTCTCTTCATTTTTCAGAACAATAGAATATACATTGTTTGGATGCTGATATATTTTATCAACAATCTTTCTCAGTCTCTTTGGCATGATAACACTGTTCAAATAAATTCACTCCTTTAAAATACGTTCATCTGCGTTCAAATCGCGCTCAACCAAATGTGACAAATAATCCTTAATCGTCCCCTGATCCATTGCAAGCTTGATTTTCATACGTCTATACAAGCCGTTGTCCATTTGAAAATTTACACCTGTTGTATCCTTTTCCTGATTCATTCAATCACCTCTTGCTATATTAATATATTACTACATATATAAGTAGAATGCAAGCCTTTTATGAAAAAATATTAAATAATCTCAAAACACATTTTGTTCCAATGCCTATGAATCATATTTGCTTTAGGATCATATGTACCAGTCGTTACGATAAAATCACAATCTACTGCATCTTCCCATTTTACGCGCTTAACAGATTTACCAAAACGCTTTTCAATAGCTTCTTTAGCAGTTTTACCGCTAATAGTTTCATAACTATCCATGAGTTTCATATTGGGTGCAAATTCAACAACAAAATTTTTCATAACTTATCATTCCTTTCTGAAATAA